AGAGAAGCCCAATCATATACAGGTGGTAACTTAGATTTAATAGCCGGTGGGGCTTTTCTTGGCGGTATCGCCGGTCGGTTTGGTATAGAGCCTGCACTAGCTCGTACCGTAGAGCAAAACGTAGCGCGTAAACTACTGGGGCGTGTTGTGCGGGGGGCTGCAGAAGAAGCGCTGCCTGAAGCAGCACAAGCGGGGCAGGAACAACTCGCTCAGAATATTGCCCTTCAAAGAGAGGGTTTTGACGTACCAACAGGACGCGGTGTTGCAGGGCAGGCTGCATTTGAAGGGCTTGCCGGGGCGGGTATTGGTGCAGGTGTAGGGGCTATAAGGCCGGGGCGCGTAGAGGAACTCCCACCGGAGCCGATGCCGGAGCCGGAACCGGAACCGACACAAGAGGAAATACGGCGGCTAACATATAGCGGGGACTTAGACCCAAATACGCTATATGCTTCGGAGTCAGAGGACAGCGCGAGAGCTAGAGAGCGCGTAGCAGGGGCTGATGAATACCTTGCTGCTGTAAATGAACCGCCTATTACCCCCGAAGAATTTAGAAACATACCTCCTGATCTGTTTGCAGCGGACGGTACTGCCGATAGCGTTGCTGAGTTTGTCCTGACACGTAGGAAGAGCGGGGCGAGAGCATCAGACGTAGGAGCACCAGACGTAACAGCACCGAGCCCTTCCCCGGAGGAGGCTCTTTACGAAGGTCTTACGGGGAATGCACCGCCAGTAGGCCGCCCGCGTCCGCCACCTAAGAAAGCCCCTGCTGCTTGGACGGAAGAAGATGAAACCGCTCTTAGAGAGGCCAGAACTCTAAGAGATACAAACATAGAGGCCCAAGGTAGAGCTGAGTCTGAGGAAGCGTACCAAAACCGCTTTATGGCTCAAGAAGAAGCCCAGCGTAGTGCTAGAGAAACCGTTACAGAGTTAGAAGCTCGTAAGGAAGCCGCAGCAGCCGCAGCCGCCAGACCATCTACGTTAGACTTGCAGCCGTCACAAGCAAGACCAAGAGCGCGTGTGCGCGGGCAAACTATAGAGCAAGAGCTTTCTACGTATATTAAAGCGCTGGGCGGCATACGTATAACTAGGGACCCTTCAGGTGGCCTTACTCCAGAAGGCCAAGAACTGCAGGCTCTTAAAGATAAAACCAAGAAACAAGGTGTGCTACGACCGAAGTCAGATAAGGGTATGTCTCCCGAGGATGCTCTCCGCCGACTGAAGGATGATAGGTGGTTATCGGAAGACGCCGACCTCAATGACATGTATGACCTTATAGATAGGTCCCTCAATGTCGAAGAAGGAGTGTACCACCCCGAAAGCTTCAAGGTTGCCGAGGGGGATAGGGGGCGTGGACTCATACCAGAGGAAGAAGTTGATAGGGACTTGGATGAGGTTCTGGCTACGCTGCCAGAAACAGGGCGGGCTGTTACCCCGGCAGAGAGAGCCACACTTCGCACTAAATATGTAGAGCGTGGCTACGACGCGGAAAGCGCCGTAGCTGAAATGTTAGAAGCACGGGGGCGGGCGGAAGAAACAGTAGCGGAAAGAAAGCCCACTGCAGAGGCTCCTACACCTGCGGCCCCTGCCGGTATGACTAGGCTGTACAGGATGGAAAGTACACCAGAACAGGTAGCTTCGGGACGTAATATCGCTGACTGGATCAAACAATCTCCTGTCTATCAAAATGCGGAGAAGGCGGGGGGGCGCTGGTTCACAGACGATTTGGATGAGATTAACTGGTACCGCCAACATGAATACCCTGAAGGGCGTATGGTATATGTCGATGTACCAACCGCTGAAGCTGAGAAATATAGAGTCAGCAACATTCCATTGAAACCCGGTGATAAAGACGTAGCTGACAATCCAAGAGCTTATTCCCGCCGCCCCGACAAAGAATTTTTTATACCCTCTGCGCTAGCCGCAGCGGCCAAACCCACACCTGCAGCTACACCCACACCTGAAGCTCCACCCACACTCGACGCTGCTGCAAACGAGCTAGCTGCTGCGCGTAACATAGCAAGCAACCTAGGCATTAAAAACGCCAACAGTATGGATAGGGAGCAACTCAATAACGCTATAAAAAACGCTAGAAGAAAAATAGATAGTAAAAATGAAGCGGCGCAAAAGTCTCAAGAAACGGATTATAAAGCGGTAGTAAATGCCGGTGGTGCGGGGCTGGGAAGAGGCACAAGAAAATACCGCAACTCTGCATCGGCACTTCCGTTCTTCCAAAGTATTTTAGGGGGGATGAAGTCCCCTACGCTAAGGGCAGTTCTATACTCCCTTACAACAAGCGACATAGTGCGGTGGTTTAGAGGCAAACTACGAGACATAACGGTAGTTGATACGTTTATGAAGCGTATGGACAGCACTCGTAATAGGCTACTTAAAGAAATCGCAGCCGTGAGTCCGGACTGGGCTTCGTTGATTAGAACAGCTAAGAAGGATGCAGACGCTTTAGCAGACCTTTTTTACGACGCCACCATAAATAATATCGACCCTGAAGTTCGTGTGGTAAACCCTACGGCTACCGAACGGCGTGTGTATGCGCAGTACGACAACCTAGCTAAAAATGCAAAAGCGCTAGCTATATTCAAAAGTGTTAAGGAGCAAATGAATAGCGCTATCGACAAGCGTATAAAGCATATGCAAGACACTCTTAGAGCAGGTGGGTTTGACCAAGCGCAAATAAAGGCGGCTACTGAGTTTCTAGAAATAATTAAAAAAGAACGAACTAGACTAAAGTTCTATTTCCCGCTGATGCGTTTTGGCCGCTACTGGGTTAGCTACAATAAAGGGAAAGACTTAGAGTTCCGTATGTTTGAGTCGTGGGCTGAGCGCGAAAGGTTTATGAAGTGGCGTACAGCGGAGGCTAAAGCTAACAACGAAGTCTTAGAAGAAACTGGGCGAGGGGACGACCCCAGCCAGTTGAGAGACTTGTTTGGTACCAATGTAGTCGATCAGAACTCGGCTATAGCTAAAGTTATGAAGGTACTAAACGCCTCGGGTAGAAACCCGAATATAGATGAGCTTAAGGCGGATGTATTCCAGCTATACTTACAAACATTACCAGACGGTGATCTTAGAAAGCACCTTAAGCCAAGAAAAAATGTGCGGGGTTATAGCACTGACGCGCTTAGGACTTTTGTATCTCATCAGGTGAGCGTCTCAAATAATCTAGCTGCTCTTGAATACAAGTCCAAAGTCAGGGGTCACATACAGGGTATGTACGACCAGATAAGGGAGGAGTATGCCGGGACACCGGATATGGAGAAACTTCTCATAGTCGCAGGAGAAATGGCGGGTAGGGTAGAAAGAGCTTTCAGTCCTGCCGAGCTAGATGGTGTTGAGCAGTTTTTTGATAAGTTCGCTCGCTGGGGGAACCAGGCATCATTCTATTACTTCCTAACTTCTGCAAGGACTGCGTTGATACAGTTAACGCAGGTCCCCATTGTGACGGCCCCTTTGCTGGCTAAAGAGTTTAAGATTTCTACAGCGCAGGCTAACGCTCTGCTGGCTAAACGAGTGTCTGGGAAGCTATACGATCTAGAGACGCACCTGCGTAGAGCGCCTAAAGAACTTAGAAAGGCTATAGAGGCTGCTTACAAAGAAGGAGACGATACGGGGGCGTTCGATACGGGGTACATATCCGATCTTACATATATGAAGCGAACCCACACTACGACATCTGAGTCTAGCTCATACGAGCGGTTAGGTAGGGGCGGTCAGTTTGCGCTTAAAGTTCTTCGGGGCGGGTTTCAGTACACCGAAAGCAGTTCAAGAAAACTCGCGTATATGACTGCCTTTGAACTTGCGTATAAGCGTCTAATAGACGGAGGGGTGGACGCCGATACCGCTCAGGTACAAGCTCAAGACACTGCGGAATCTGTAATGCTTGAGTCCTTGTTTGATTATAGGCAGTGGAATAAGCCCAGACTTATGACTGCTACAGGGGCCAAGCTGGGTACGCAATTCTTGACGTATCCGTTACAGATGTATTCGTTGCTTGCACGTAACTTTTATAACCAACTAAAACGGTCTGGGTTATCTAAAGAAGAACGTAGAGCCGCCCGTAGTACGCTGGCCGGTGTTTTGCTGACGACTGGGCTGTTCGGTGGTGTAACTGCTTTGCCGCTCTTCAGTGTAGCCCTAGGCGTGCTGGATATGCTAAGCGATGCTACTGAGGATGATGACGACCCAAGAGACCCGCTCAACCATCGTAGTTGGGAGCTTTGGTTTCGTAACGAGTGGCTCCCCCAAACCTTCGGTACAGGTAGCGGCATAGCTAGAACCTTTGGTCTCGGCGAAGATCAGAGTCGGTTGTTGGAACGCGCGGTTTTATATGGGCCTGTGTCGGCCATAACAGGGCTCGATATTTCTTCGTCCGTGTCGCTGGATAACATCTTCTTTGGTCGGTTTGACGTAGGTTCGGTGGATAAAGAAGGTCTGGAAAACTTAGTATACGCAAATGCACTTGGGCCTTTCGGGGGTATGCTGGCTAATTGGACTACCGCTGCTTCGGACTTTAGCGACGGGGAATACCTGAGAGGATTTGAAAACATACTGCCTTCCGCCCTTAAACAACCGCTACGCGCCTATAGATACGGAACCGAGGGCAACCTGACCCGTCGGGGGGATACGGTGCGGAGCCGTGAGTTCTACACTGTTGGGCGGCTAGCAACCCAAGTCCTAGGCTTTACTCCGACAGAAGTAAAAGAGAAGTACGATGTCGATGAGTTGGTGTACACCATTACAGAAGAAGCAAATAGCCGTAAATATGACGCTCTGGACGCAATAAACAAAGCGCTCGAAGATTACGGGCAGGACAGCCCAGAGTTCGACAGAGCTATACAGGAAGCCCGTGCGTATTCACAGGCCAACCCTAACGACCCTATAACCTACGAGAGTATACAGACTTCTGTTAACGGGCGGATACGAAACCGTGTTCTGGCAGAGATGGGCGGCGGCAGGTACCAAGCCCCGCGATGGTTGCCCCGTACAATGGCTGAGACAGACCGCTACAAAGAAAGAAAATAAGCCCCCCACCGGGGTGGGGGGCCACAGTTATATACGCCAAGCTCGTATACCTTTAACGCCGTGCTCTATAACTGCCTTTACAAACATAGTGAGTCCTCTTTCACTTGCTTCCTTGGACACCCGTTGTGTAGCGGAGTCTTGATCTAAGCAAGGTATGAAAAAAGATTCTCCTAGCTTTAGAGCACGCCACTTCAGGCGGTACTTAATTCCCTCCACCAGCATCTGCTACTTTCTCATCCGCTAGCGTTTCTGGGTCTGGGCGGACACCATCAAAATACGAAGACTTCATATCCAACACTAAACATTTAGACAGCACAGAGGGGCCGTCCATCCCCTTGCCCATATGCTTACTGAAGTCCCTCGCTAACAACACTCCCTGCCGCTTAAGCTCTGCAAGAGTATCTTTGTAATTGATCTGTCTAGAGGAGCAGAACCTTTTGAACTCTCCCGTAGCCACAAACAACTTAAATGTGTCAGGCTCATACCGTAGGAACAACGGGCCTTTAGGTTCGCGAAGCGGTGGGTTGGACATATTGTGCCTCGCGTTAACCGTACCGTCCACGATCAGGAGGTTCTGAATGTGTCGGTTTATGTAGTCTCCGACTGTTCCAGCGCAAGACATGATGGGGGGAGTAACTTCATCTCTCAGTTCTGATACCTGAGACTTCAGCCACTTCATAATAGGAGCGAAATCCCAGTCAATAAGCTCCAACTTTTTAGCAATAAGCCCACCGACGAGGTTACAAGCGAAGACATCGGACCAAAACCGTTCACGGGGCGTTAACTCAAGGTGCTTGTCTATGTACGCCTGAGTCCGTTTTAGTTCTTCTTTTATGCTCTCCACGTTGTCTACTAAGTACTGGATGTACACCGGCCCAGCCAGACCGTAATTCTCCATGAGCTGATGGTCAAACATTTCCTTACCGAGGTCGCGGTCTATGGCGGTGTTCATCTCGATCTTAGCTTCGATTATCCGCATCTTCTCGCCGTCCGGATCGCTTTTTGCCGTAGACAGCTTTTCATAGAAGGAGGCGTTTGAACTGCACAGGGTTATGGATTGCCACCTCGTGTTGTTATCACGCAGCTTGTTAGCCCCGTTAGTCATCCGATCTTTACCAACCCCCTGGGAGGCTGCGTAGGCAAGCGAAGAAAATTCTTCCGCCGACATATTCGTAATTTCATCCAGTGCATTATGCAGGTGGTTGTTTACACCAAACTTAAAAATAGTAGCGTTGAGTGTGTCATCCTTAGAACTACACAAGTCTTTCGGTGCGCCATACACGCTATTAGCCATGTGCAGAATGGTGGTCTTGCCCGTACCTGACCGGGGATGGATTAAGTTGATGAGCGCCCCGCTGTGCCCCGTAAACTTAAATAGTGGGGAGCCAAAAGCTGTAAGCATCCCAAACGCCGCCGCTTCCATACCGGAGCGGCCATAAAGCTTTGCTACTTCTTTCCACTTGTCCAAAGAGCCCTTCTCGTGGATAAAAGCCGCCCTGGCTTCTGTGGCGGAAGACGGTGGGCTATGGAACACCCCGTCTTTTGTATATTCCTTATCACCCAGTACAAACTTAGTGTCACTATCCATCCATCCAAATTGCAGTCTCATTTTTTCGGCCTCCTGTTGCCATTGTAGTGCGCTCAATGACGCAGATAAGTATCTAAATAATCGCTCAAACTCTTTCTTCATCCCGCAAACTACTCCCTGTTCAGCTAGTGAAGTCCGGAGTTTATCTATGTTCGCTAAACTAGAGTTGGGCAGTATGAAAGTTCGAACACCGTCTTTTGGTAAATGCAGTCGCATAACAACTACTTCTTTATCCACGGGGTCAAACATCCGTTTCACTATGTATAGGTCGTGTGCGTAGACCTCGACTACATCGCCGTCTTCGGTCTCCATGTATATGCCGCCACCCGCACCTCTAACGTACCCTGTCGGCATCTTAGGGATGAAGTTCTTAGCCACCCAATCTACTGGTATGTCTACAGAGTCTTTCTTAACTTCTTCCGGCTCGTCGTCCGGTTCGTCGCAACGAAGTATTTTGTGCTGGTCTGGGTCCGCAGCTATTACCCGTTTAGCGAGAGCAATAGGGGAGCCAACTTTATTTTTATAGGGGCACCCTTTGCATCCCCCCGGATTGTCTGCCTCGAACGTAGCGCAGCGATGCGGCTCCTTAGTGGACGCAGCAATTTTTTCGGTCTCTACTGGATTATAGTCTTTATAACCCTTTGACAGCGTGTGGATCGCAGTGTCTCTGTCTTCACACTGGGTTGCTATGGATAGGGCGTGCCACCACTGGTTATAAGTTAGTGACTCCCTATTTAGGAACGCCTCCTTTATTTGCCTACAGCCTGCGTCCTTCAAGCTGCGCTGCATGAGCCCTTTGAAGCTATGGGCTATGGACTCTTGCTGCTTCTTAAACAGGGGGCTTTCAGCCCTCCTACGAGCGTGCTTATCCTCCTTAGCTTCCTGCTTCTTTATTTTTTTCTGCTTAACCTCTACAGCAACGTCTAAATCTATGCCTAATAAGTCTGCAAGTTCCTGCGCCGTAATAGGATTTACTTCTTCCTTTAGTACGGTAACCGGAAGCGGGGTCTCCCCTTTATAGTTTAGACTGTTCGGAACACGAAGTATTCGCGCGGTTTCAAAAACCGCTCTATCGACGTAGAACTGCTGCACCCTGCAGATTTCTGCCAGTTTGTCGGCAATAGTTTCCCATAAAGTTGGCCCTATTGCTTCTTCTAATATCCAGTAGGCGTGTATGCCGCGCCCAGAGTTAACTATGACTGGTACGGGGAGCCCAACTAATTCACAGAACTCTTCCAGAGCTTCTAGGGCGGCATCTTGGGTTAAGTAGCCTTGAGGTACACCAGTCTTTGGGTCGGGTGTGCCTTTGTCAGGGCCGCAGTCTATGTCTACCCAGAAGGATTTTAACGCTGCTACGTTATCTTTACGTCTATTTTCACCAGACTTGTACTTAGCAACGCCAAAGAACACGTTACGCTTTTGCGCTACAAATCTAGCTATAACCTCGGCGGCTTCCTCGCGGGTCTGTACTAACTTCTGACTAGTGCTCTGCGTCCCATCACCACTAATACCCACAATGGCAAACCAGCCTTCTTCGGGCTGTACTGCCTGTAGTAGATCAAATGAGGACATGTGTACCCCTGGGGGCGTAAGCCCCCATTTGAGACAAGATAAAAAACTTAACTAGAGAAAGACGCTATGTACTTCTCTATAGCCGCCTGAAGAGTAGACCGTGGGCTACCTCTACCGGAAAACCAGTTATAGATAGTCTGGCGGGACACCCCAAACTTTTTGGCTACGTCTATTACAGGCACGGAGTTCTTGATGCAGACGCGGCCAAGCTTGACGCCTAGCCGCTTCCCGTCCGCAACCCTATTCTCTTCGGCTATCGCAAGAGTATATCCAAGCATGACTACTCCCACTCATTAAGTGCTGATACGATATCCGAGCTAACATCACCTTTGGAGGGTTCAGCCCTCTTCTTAGCCCGCTTCTTAGGAGCCGCAACAGCCTCATCGCTGTCCTCTTCCTCCTCGTCAGGGGTACTATCGAAAGCAGCTACAGGCTTTCTAGTGACCTTATCGGTCTGAGCCGCCGTGAGTTTCGTGTACATGTCGAACTCAGGTTTCTCCCGTGCAGCCTTCACAAGCTCGTACTCTTCGTCGGTGATAATACGCTCTGCCGAGAAAGTAAGCTCCATCGTGGCAGCTTCGCTGTCAAAGGCAATAGTGGTCACGATGTTATCCAGAGCCTCGTTGTTCGCTGTTACGTACTTAACGTAACTTTCGAACGGGTGAGCGGTGCCGGTACCTTTTCCAAACAAGGACTTAGCAGGGATATTGAACTGGTAGATGTCGCCGCTTTCATCACCAGCCAATAATACGGCAATACGCCGTTGGTACCGGCACGCTCTCCCCCCGTTAGCTCCCGAACCTTTGATGTTCTGCTGACACATTGCACAGTTCGAAGATTGCGGATCAGAAGAAGCGTCTTCGGGGGTCTTTCCGTCGTTAGACCAACAGTTAGGAAGCGTTGCTTCTTTCGTCGGGTCGTACTTATCTTTGTAATAGATACGGGATGGGTTAGTGAGGGCGTTGAGGATAATGACCTTGATATCCCCTCGCACTGCGTTGCCGACCTGCTCTCCGTTGATGATCCGCTTGAACGTGCCGTTGATATTCGACTGGATACGGCGGCTCGTAAAAGAGCCAGACGAGAATACCCCCTTAAGCTTACTCTCGCGCGGCCCAGATACAGTCACACTGTTGTTTGTAAAAATGGTTACTTCGCCCATGTCTAGTGCTCCTATCGTGCTGTTGGTTTACGGACTTGAACTACATACTTGCTTTCAACCTGTAGTCCAGCAGGATGTAAGTCTGGATTATCTTCCAGAAAAGTTTTCATGTTACCGTTGTGGATACGCTTCTCTAACAGATAAGGCGCATCGTGTTGCATGACGAAATCGTAGATGCTTTGCCAATCGCTCGCCCAAAAACGAGACTGGATACGGCGGGACACGGTACCTGAAGCTGTCTTAATGCTGTCAGCATTTTGATCGTTACAAACATTCAGCAACTGATCGCCAATAACATCAAGCTCACGGCGCAGTACCTCCATCTCGGCCTTGTGCGCGTCTTCCTTCTCGTAGATTATGTTACGTTGTTTGATATATGCCTCTACCAGATCAGGTGTAGAGACAGTTCTGTTGTCTTCAGTTTCCACTGGTTACTCCCTCAATTACGTTTTAGACTTAGTTAACTAGGCGGCACTCTGAAGCGCGTCGCGGTATAAGTCAACGACTAATTTATGGTCCGCCATCTTTTTTCTCAAGACACGATATAGCTTACGCTCTACCTCGCTACCTACTATATGTATGACTGTCATCGCGTTCTTCTGTCCAGGGCGGTCTATACGTGCATTAGCTTGTAGGTAGGTCTCTACGCTCGTAACTGGAGCGTACCAAATAACGGTGTCTGCAGCAGTGAGTGTGAGCCCATGAGACGCTGCTTGCGGTTGTATTAGCAGTACCTTCGGGTCTTTTTCTTCTTGGAACCGTCTGACCGCTTCAGACCTTTTATGTAGGCTGACGCGACCGTCGATGACGCTGCACGGTATTTTACTTTTGTTCAGAGACTCTTCTAGGATGTCGATAGTGTGGCTAAACGGAACAAACACGAGTGCCTTGTTGTTAGTTTCATTGATGGCTTCTATAACAGCTTGTACCCTGCTGGACGCATCAAATTCGACCACAGCTCCGTTGTCCGAGTAAACCGCACCGCCCGATATCTGCAAAAGCTTGTTTAGCTTTGCGGCTGCGTTTATAGCCGTAATACTGTCGCCATCCGCGTCGCGAATGAACTGCTTCTGCATAAGCGTGTAGTACTTCTTTTGTTGCGCAGTAAGTTCTACATCTCTGTTCACAAACGTAACGGCGGGTAGGTCCAAACAATCTTTCTTTTCAAACCGAATCGCCGGTTGCAATATGTTATGCACGGTATCTTTCGCGCTTGGCTTAGGTATCCAGGTGTACTGAGACAGCCTGTACATAACCATGTCGCGGAAAGCGCCTACATACTTGGGGCTGTTATCAGGATTTACCAGCCGTGCCAGACCGAAAGCATCAATAGGAGACTGCGCAGCGGGAGTGCCTGTCAGCATCCATAACCCGCAGCCCTTACTCACTATATCCCGAAGCGCTTTCCAGCGATTGGTCTGCGTGTTCTTGTAAGCATTGGCCTCATCGACCACCACAAGATCGAAGCCACCGTCCATTATCTCTTTTTTAACGATAGCTACGCCATCGTAGTTGATAATAACGAACTCTGCATTACCGCTAATGGTCTTAGCTCTGGTCTTTGCATCGCCATATGCCACCATACAACTCCGGTGCATGGCGAAAGTGAACAAATCGCGCTGCCAAGCGGACTTCATAATAGATAGCGGGCATATCACAAGGACTCGTTTGATCTTACCTTGTTTCATTAAGTGGTCCGCCGCCCATATGACGGACGCGGTTTTGCCCGTACCCTGCTCGTTAAAGCAGAACGCCTTCTTCCGTCTGGACAGGAAGTCAGCAGTAGCCTCTTGGTGTGCAAACGGTTTGTATTTTCCAGGCCACTCGTAATTCTTTAGTATACTCATCCTTTTACAGAGTGGTCGCTGTTGCGGTTAAAGGAACGGTTTTTACTTTTCTTTTTAACACGCAAGTTTTTGCTTCCGTTCCCGCCGCCTTTGGATAAAGGCTTTTTATGGTCAACGTCATTACCGTCACCTTTTGCGACCCGACCCTCCTTCTCTAATTTGTACCTAGCACGGTTCCTAGCAGCTCTGTTTTTTCTCTGCTCTGGGGTGCCGTGGTATTGCTCGTATTCTTTCCCGTATGGGCGCTTTTTATTGACATAGGGCATAAGGTGTCTCCTAGCTCTTGTTGAACTCACAACTGGTAACTGGGCAGAACTTGCACAACGGGCCACTCACGGGGTTCCACACTCCGCTTTCGTGCGCCACAGCTAGCCGCTCCAGTTCGTCGCTAAACACCCCCATATAACTCAGCATGTCTTCCCTCTTGTGAATTTTCTTTATCAGATCGTTTGTAACCACAAACGCTAAAGCTGATTTAAGCTCTTTAAGTTTTGGATAGTGGACAAACGTAGCCGCTGCCATCAAGTCTAACTGTTTCGTGTCGGCGTAGCGTGTGTTTCGGCCCGTTTTATAGTCTATGATGTACCCAGTCTCTCCGTTTTCTATAAGTAGATCGACGATACCACGATACCAAACGTCTCTGTCGAAGAACCCGCAGGGCTCTAAATTCTCTCCGGCGCGCCGCACCCCCAGTTTCAGTTCGCAGTGTTTCTCGCCGTCTAGTTTTTTGAGCGCGTCAATGAACCTTGTTATGAACCCAAACTTTTCCGGTACGGGGGTGTCGTTTTTGACGTTAAGCTCAGCCGCCTTATGGACCTCGTTGCCGTATAAGATAGCTGCCGTCTGCGCGTCTTTAACGTCTCGTGCCACCTTCAAGTGATAATACTTTTTTGGGCACTGATCGAAGGTCTTTATACTGCTGTAACTCCAAGCCGCCATTTGCTTTCTCCAGTGGCCAACGCCATTTCGTCCCGTTTTGCGGCGTAGGGTACCTCAACTTCCATACGATATCCACAAAGTTCTCCTGGGTTTTCGCTATGTCTCTCAATGTAACCATAAAGTCTAATGCGGTCTCAACTGGTCTCACCCCGTGTCACTCCGTGTTATGTTTCTTCCGTTTATAAAAGCGCCGCCGCCGCTACACATAATAAAAAGGCCAGACCGGGGTTCGACTCCACCCCCCATACGGCCATAGCGAAGCAGTACAGCCCCACAGCCCTGCATAGGAAAACCATAATTTTAGCTCCGGGTGAGCGCCTTAATCCGTGCCCCGGCGGCTCCCGGTTCAGGTCGGTCGTCGATGATGTAGTCACGAGTCACTCCATCTATAATTATACCAAGACAGGCTCTTGCGTGCGCCGCATGAGATATCCCACTTTCGGGATCAACATCTTCACCATCTACGAACGCAGCTATATGTCTCAGCGCTGCGTTGAGGTACACCATCATAGAGACGCTGGTGTCCCGCCAGTTATAGGCCCCGTATTTCTCAGCCCCCAACTCAAACGCAGCTGCCTCTTCAACTAACGCAGCTTGCGGGATGAGAGCGAGAGATGGTTTCTTTGTCCCGAATGAACTTTTTGGGTTGCTGTCTGGGGCTGTCATTTTTCCACCGGCACGTGTGTTTTGTTGTGGTGCTCTACGCAATAAGAGCTGCCTTCTTTAATTGACCTACCGCAGAAACGCATGGCGTTGTCACTTGGAAACCCGTGTATGTATCTGCACCCATTGTTGCTCAGAACGCTGAACGCCTCGTCAATGGCCAGTAATGTTGCTTCGTCAACCTCTACAAATGTTTCCGCATCTAACTGCGGTTCTGTTTTTACTTTGGGTTTAGGTTTGACTTGTGGTTGCGGCCTTTGTGCGCTCTTTATTTGCGGGAATACAACCACGTTTTCAAACCCAGTTACGACACCTTTCTGCAGTCCGAGCCGATGAGCTTTACCTACGACGGCGTTCTTACCACAACCTAACTCGCGCCCTATTTCAGCCGCAGACAGCTCCCCATCGCTCCATAGTTGCGTCAAACGTATGATTTTGTCCTGTGTCCAAAAACTCATTTCACATTCCCTCCCGAACGCAAAATGTTTCCTTCGTAAACGTAAGTGCCCACATGCTTCAAATGAATAAACGGGTTAGCAAATATTTTGCCGCCGTGTTTCGCCCACAGCTCACAAAAATGGTAGTCCTCCGACAGCAGACAACCGTCCGCGTCAATGCTGGTAGCGAAGAACTCGTGAGTTAAGGGTTTCACGTACTCGTCCGTATTTGGAACTTTTGCCCCCGACACTCTGTACGTTGGCACATGCGGTATCAGCTTCTCAAATACCTTACGCTTGATTAGCATAAACCCGGTGCCCCCGTGTCGGACTGTTACCAACCCCTCTTCGTTGGTCTCTGCATCGTCAACGCCAATAAGATTAAGAACGAACGAACCGCCAAAATCTCGGAGCTTTGTCCGTCCCTCTTTCGCAGCACGTTCAACTTGCTCCCAATCCAATTCTTTCTTTGGGTATATACCGCAAACGATATCCTTATCCGCAGACACCAAAGCTTTTATAGCATCATGCCCGAACGCTATGTCTGCATCGACAAACATAAGGTAGTCGTGACCCGCTTCGAGAAATAACCTCACTAGCTCGTTCCGCGCACGAGTAATCAAGCTCTCATTAGTTATCTGCGCCCAAAAAACATTTATCCCGTCGGCGCGTAACGTAGCCATAGATTGCAGCAGTCCTAATACATACGCACCTGTACACATACCGCCGTACATCGGCGTGGCAATTAAGAGGCTCTTGGGTTTAGGCTCGGAAACCGACACTTTAATATTATCATCCACGGTTAACTCCTCTTCTGAAGTGCAGCTTGGTAGCCCACATGCACCAACGATGCTCGCTCTGCCATTATATTTGTAAAGCTATCTATAGCGAGCTTAGGGCGATGTAACACGTCGCGGGGATTGCCCCATAGGTAGTCATCGAACACCATAATCCCACTCACTTTAAGTAACGGCCACGCCATGCACGCATCTTGTAGCACCTGGTCCGCTGTATGCGCTCCGTCGATATAAATGAAATCGTATGGTGGAACTCTGTCGTATATAAGTTGCGCCAGCGCGTCCGTGGAGGTCTTCTTTATCTTGAAATAGGTGTGCCGCGTGTTCCTTATCGCCAACTGCATATTTTGGGAGAAGCGTTCTTCTGTGCCGCGCATATCGTCGGTAGTATGCTCTTCGCCACCGCCCCAAGTGTCCACGCAGTCTACGTGACCGCCCTTCTCGTCCATCATGTTTTCGACGATCCAAGCCGCACTTCGACCTTCGTAACTTCCAATCTCCAGAAAGCGGTTCCGAGCGGGTAGGAGCGGTATAAGTTGCTTCCATACATCTGGTGCCCAACTGAACCAATCTTTTGTAAACTCATATGCAGGCTGCATTTTGCTCTCCCAACTGTAACAAAGCGTGTTCAATAGTATCTATATCTTTCTGTAGACCTTCGTACCGCTGCACGTATGTCGGTATGTTGCGAGCAGCATGGATAACTGTAGTGTGGTCTCTGTTAAACGCAGCCCCAATTTGAGGGAGGCTTTTATCGGTTAGCTTTCTTGCAAGAAACATAGCCACCATACGTGGGCGAGATAATCTTCTTTTCTTATCGTTTCCGATAAGTTCTTCGACCGTTAACCCGTAATATATACTTGTAGCTAGTTGTACATCTCTTATTCGCAAACCCACTTACTGCTCCTCATTTCCATTTATAGTTATAGAAGATTCACCGCCCATAACCTTAATGCCGTCTGAACCGGTGGTAACAGTATCGACATTCGGGGATGCCAATAGCTCAGCGTAAAGCTTCTGGGCTTCGTAAATAACGTCGGTAAGGAAATCTAACTGCTGTAGCGTCGATACCCCCTTACTTCCACCATCCCTCATAAACGCCGATAGCGACCTACCGTCGATGCGCGCCTCACCGTCTGAGTCGCTCCACACAAACGTAAGTTTCATATTATTTACAACCCCCATAGCTTGCTCCAATACCAGCCTCACAGTTCAACGGCAGTCCTTTCGCCCACGCCGGAGCTTCGCGCATACACTGCATAACAAACTCCTTGGCCTCTTCCGCTTCCGCCTCGGGCACCACACAACAAACGGCATCGTGTACCGTCATAACGACCTTGTAGCGGGAAGCGATCTTCAACATCTGTTCGCCAATGATGATACGAGCTAGGGCCTGACATAAATTTTCAATGACCTTACCTCCATATATCTTCGTAGCTGTAACAGAAGCTCCGCGCTTAGTGTCGTACACTAGCTCATAACCCTCGGTTCTTAAGTTGGGGTAACGTATGCTAAGGCCATTCGGAAGCCCTAGCGCTTCTCTATCCGGATCAGCCACAATGAGGCCCCCCGTCCCCATCGTGAAGACTAAGTTATCTGCGTTAGTAGCTGGGGGTTTACGACGAATTAGAAAATCCAGTGCTTTATTGGCTATATTCCACAACTTGGGAATACTGGCATATGAACTCCGATAAGCCTCTACGATGGAGGCAGCTTCTCCTTCTGACACATCCACACCAAAAGAAGATAGCTGGTCGCGAAACCGAACAGCGCCCATCCCATATCCGCAACCTAGGATCGTCGTCTTACCGACAAACCTTTCATCTTTGTTTATGTCTTCCTCTGGTTTGTTGTAAATTTTTGAGGCCATTATTTTGTAGACATCATCGCCATTTGAAAACGCCTTAACGAGGTCTTTCTGATCGGCAAGCCACGCTAGAGTACGCGCTTCGATCTGACTGCTATCGCTATCAATAACTACATGGCCCGGAGGAGCTACTAGCGCGTCCTTAAGCACAGAGCCTCGCGGTAAGTTTTGCAAGTTCACCTTATCGTCGCCACCCCAGCGGCCTGTGTGCGCGGCGTAGTAGCGGAGCGGGATTGGTATGGGGCCACGCTTCCCTATTTCTATGAACCTAGCGGTTCGTGTTTCCTCAATCGTGCTCTTTATCTTCAGCCTTGCGCTCACAAGCGTTTGCACTTTCAGATCATCGTGCTCAAGCAGCTCTTTGAAACCCTCATCGGTCTTGGAGAAAGCGAAAGTTTCCTTACCTGTGGTCTTACTCGTCTTCACGGGTGGCGTGATGTTTAGCTTGCGCAACGCAGCCGCAAACTTAGGATTACTCATTAACTCTTCTTTTGCTATCCCGACCTCTTCCAAAGTCTTGGCTTTGCTCTCCACGATAGATTGGAGATGCGTTTCAAGTAGCGCGGAGTCAATCTCTAGTTCTGGCTCTGAAAACATACGTATGGTGAGATCAATTAAACGAAGCTCGGTCAAAGGCACCAGCGGGGTAAGCTTTTTTAGCAGCAGGTAAGTTAGCTCAACATCCTGCTTACAATACGCACCGTACTTGGCTAGCTCTTCCTTCGAAAAGCTAAGCCGCTTTTTCCCGATAGCGTCATGCACCTCCGTGCCTTTCTCACCCAGCTCGTAGTGTGTAGCCAGCGATGCTAGTGCAGCGCTTATCTCCGTACCGTGAACCGCGCGTGACATAGACATGGTATCTAGTATGCGCTTAGGGCGGATACCGAAACACCAGTTAAGGATAGCCATATCGAACGCTGCGTTGTGAGCGAGTGCTGCGCTCTCCCCCCAGTTGAACTGCGCTAGGAACTCCCGAGTACGCTTGTGCGTTCCTGAAAACCACACAGTAGGCTCGTCGTCACGCTTGACCCCAACCCCAACAACCTCAAACCGCCTGTCACGTATGTAGGCTTCAGTAGTTTGTTTTTTGAGATTGAAGTCACGCGAGTAGTGCGTCTCGAAATCAATTGTTAGCAGTTCCAACTCTTTCTCCTTCGTGGGAACTATCCGGTTCTATCTCTGGCATCCCCATCAATAGAAAAAATCTGAGAAACTACACGCCGCGAGAACGCTTCACCTTGGATGGTGCAGAGTTTGGCGTACAGCAAATCAATGTCTTCTTTTGGTATGAAGAAGAGCTGACTGTCAATAGGCACTGACTGCGAGGGGTAAAAGACTGTACGGAGCAACGCATCTACAAACCAGTGCCACTTACAAGCTAGCCCCCCACCGACACCCCACTGGAACTCTTCTGGGTGCGTTTCCATACGCTTCATTATAACTTCGACGCCTAGGTTCTTCTCCATCACTCTAACACCTCTAGGAGAACCGCCCGTAAAGAAGTCACATCTGAGCCGCATTGCAACCACGCGAGGCCCCCGGCGTTTTTTATTTGCGTTAATTCTTGCTGTTGCAGAGCGGTCGGTTTGTTTGTTCCGGCTTTACACTCAATGCCGATAAACCTCCCCCGAGCACAGGCTATAACATCGGGGACGCCTGAGCGACCAAAACCGTGTGTCTGCGGGAAAAAATAATACACCTCAAGTTCGCGCAGCAACTTAGTTACTGCGTCTTTAACTTTACCTTCCGGTGTTCTTGCCATGATTATCTCCCTCTGCTTGTGACACTGTCACAAATAGGATTTGCGGTGTCAATAAAAAACCCCCCGGTGAGTGGGACACCGGGGGGCCAAGTTAGGCTGGGAAGAAGGAGAAAAAACCCAGCCGTTATGCACAGTCGTAAGTTATAACTCCTGATCCATGTTTGCAATAGTGTAAAAAGTATCTCCGTTCTGGGACCTCCACTTATTGCCGACATCAAGAACATACGCGCTGGGCGACTTTTGCAGCTTGAGCATACCCAGTCCGTACTTCACCCAAGCCGGAAGCTCGGACTCTGTTAAAGGACTAAACTCCTTTGCGTCGGGTAAAGTTTTTGGAACTTCTTTATGTGTACAAACATAATAAGTGTCTTCCTCTATAACTACCGTGGCAAAAGATTTAGCTGCGGTAAGCATACTACTCCACGCTTCGTAGTCAGAAGCCTTCGACTGTAAGACCTCCAGTACCTCCGCTGGTGGAGGGGAGGGAATCTGCCCTAACATTTGCAAGCGTTGCTTAAGGGTCAGAGATGCAAGATGCTTTTCCAAACTTTGCCTAAAGCTACGGTCGAAATCAGAAAGTTTGTTGAAGCTGTATACGTCGAGCCTTTCAATCGACGCTCTATTTATCCGTTCCTGCATATTGAACTGCTTAACGAACTTGCAAATCTTAGCCACAGCAATCTTGTGGTGGGAAGTGCGAATGGCTGCAGTATAGTTGTTAAGCTCGCTCGCCAGCGGAGACTCAACCTTGTAGTGCTTGTTGTTGCGGCCCCACCCCTCGCGGTCACTCACATCGCAAGAACCCATCTTTGACCCATTGCTCCCAAGGAAGGCGATCTTACAGCGCGCCCTATCGTTAAAGCTATAGGGGGTAAACACGATGCTCCAGTCCTTGCGTCGCCTACTTACCGCGACAGCCAAGTCCCAAGCGCGAGGAAATATAGAGGGTACGGTAGCCGCGTCACCCTTCCACTCGACGCTAAACTTAGGCCGGTCGGGCCATGGGTATGCGACGTTAGTTTTATTGTCCGTATTCATTTCAGCTCTCCTTTCCGTTGCAATGCAACTCTACCCTTACCAATAACCCTTCAGGATATCGTCCACGCGGACCTTAACGTCCGCACGTTGTGTTGCGCTGTCCTTGATGTCGTCGATATCTAGGCCAGACAACGCCGCCTCAAGGTCGGCCCGCGCACGCTCAAGCTGCGGGTCTTTCGTTATGTTGAGGTGACCCAACAGATCGCACAGCTCGCGCGGGTTCTCTAGGAACGTGTCGTAGTAGCGTTTCTCCTGCCCCTCAACATCCGTCAGCTTGTCAGACATTGTGGTTAGCATCTTATGCAGACGGTCCCACGCATCCTGAGTCGCTTCCTTCAGCCGCTCGTTGAAGTTGTCCTCGTACCCACGTCGCATGTCGTCCAAGTCCTCCTGCGGGATATCCAACCGGAAGTCGCCGCTGTCCGGCAGAGGGCTGAACACAAGCCGTACACCGAACCGCCCCCGTATCTCACTAGCGTCGGGGTAGTCGGACGGGTTGAACATGTAGCCTAAGCCCGTGGACTTAGCTTGGACCTGCTGCACCAAGTCGGGGTAGCGGCTCACGAACTTATCGACCAACGCATTGAAACCGTCGATACGGTCGTTCATCGCCGCCTTGTAATCGAACACGGCAGACACCGGGAGCAATCGCGGCCCACGGTCTAACCAGGGTAGCGTCCGCCAGAGGTGGAATTGCCGCAACGATGCTGAGAACTTGCGGATATCGTCGAGCATCTTAGTGCCCGCCATTAAATCCTTCTGCACACGCGCAGCGTTACGGGTAGCTTGGTTGTCAGTATTCACCTTGTCTGTCTGACCACGATCTAACTTCGTAGCCGTCCAGCAAGAGATATTGAGTTCAGTCAAAATTGCAGCGTTATTAATAGACATAGTTCTTCTCCTTCGTTTCTAATCAGTTACTCGGTTGGTTCACCGGCCAACTTGGCCGTTAGGTAAAGCTCATGCGGCACTAACTCGACCGTCATAGTATCGGCGCTGTCCTGCCAGACATGATAGGTGGAGTCTTTGCCCGAACGATACTTACGCTCGTACCGCTCGGCCCTGTCTAGGATACTCGTGAGCAGCGCCGCGTCCTCTATCGGCATGATGTAGTCCTTGTAGCCGATATGCACCACCGCTCGACGACCTGTCCCTTCTTTAATACTCATTGCTTACTCCTCCGTATTGACGTGAATGGTCTGACCCGTGGTTGCATTGCAACCCTTGTTGTTGATGATGACCCACAGGACGGGGCACGGCCACATGCCACCCCAGTCATCGCCGACTTCGCCATCGGTAAACACAACAGCACACGCTGGCTTAATCCGCTTCTCCTCCAGATACTTGGTGACACACGACGGACGTGTACCGCCGCCACCCATAGGTCTGCTTTTGGTTGCGAACGTATCCAGTTCATCCTGCTCGTAGGTTTCGTGCCGCTGCACATCGTAGTCCCAGTAGATGAGATCGACCCGCTCCGGACGTACCGCTTGCATGGCACCGGACACACCACCCAGTATGAGTTTCATATCCTCAGGGTTACCCCAGATGGAACCGGACAAGTCTGACGCGAACACCACAGGCCCAAGGCTTATGGCTTCGGAGCCAGCAAAAACACAGTCGTCCGATAGCCCCATCAGGCGACGATTAGGTCTAGCGTAAGTGGACTCGTCCCGGCCAGAGCAATTACTGGACATGAACTGGAGCAGAGCATCGCGCCATGCCACCCGTGGGGTGACGAGATCATCAATAAGCCCACTTAGTCCACCAGCACCCTTACCGCAGAACCGCTTGTGGTTTTGAGCGCCCTTGTTAAGTGCATCTTCAACATCCTCCTTAAGCTTTTCCTTCTCCTCATCCGACATTTCGGAGGCACCATCCCAGTCGTGGTCGTCGAACCCATTGGGTTGTTTGGTGCTAGGTGTGCGCGGTCCTTTACCACCTCCACTACCTCCGCCGCCTTCTTCACCTTCCTCACCTTCCTCACCTTCCTCACCTTCTTCACCTTCCTCCTGCTCTTTGA